AATCCAGATTATGTCGCGGTCTTCCGTCAACGAATAGAGATCCTTCTCAAGATCAGAAAAGACCGTTCGATCCTTCCTGCCTTGAAATTGCATTACAAGCTAAATCCCGCAGATTTCATAAACGATTGGGGCATAACGGTTGATCCGCGTAACGTAGAACGTGGTCTGCCTGCCCTGATCCCATTCGTTCTATTTCCTAAGCAGCGCGAGTGGATTGCCTGGCTCATCGACCATTGGAAGCGCCAGTCTCCAGGTATAACGGAAAAGACTCGTGACACAGGCATGTCATGGCTTTCGGTGAGCACAGCTTGCACCCTCTGCCTTCATTACGATGGCATGGGTATCGGCTTCGGATCACGAAAAGAAGAATATGTCGATCGGATTGGTGCGCCTAAATCGCTGTTTGCGAAGGCGCGCGTCTTCATGTCGAATCTTCCGACAGAGTTCCGCGGCGGTTGGGATATAAACCGTGACGCCCCGCATATGCGGATCAATTTCCCAGAGTCCGGATCAAACATCAGTGGCGAGGCAGGTGACAACATCGGCCGAGGCGACAGGACCGGCATTTATTTCGTCGACGAGGCCGCCTACATAGAGCATCCCGATCTCATCGAGGCATCGCTGTCGCAGACCACGAACTGTCGGCAGGATATATCTAGTCCGAATGGTATGGGCAATGCATTCGCACAGAAGCGCCACGCCGGGAGGATAGATGTCTTTACGTTTCATTGGAGGGACGATCCGCGCAAGGATGAGACTTGGTATCAGAAGCAGGTAGCAGAGCTAGATCCAGTTACAGTAGCACAAGAAATTGATATCAGCTACACGGCCTCCGTCGAAGGCGTCCTGATCCCGTCAGCCTGGATACAATCATCCATCGACGCTCATCTAAAGCTCCACATAGTCCCCACAGGCAGCCGGTCTGGCGCCCTAGACGTAGCCGACGAGGGTCGCGACGCGAATGCCTTTTGCGGCGCTCATGGCATTCTTCTTGAAGCGTTGGAGGAATGGTCCGGCAATGGCAGCGATATATTTGGGACGACGCAGCGTGCGTTCAGGATCTGCGATGCACACGGCTATCCGTCATTTAAGTATGATGCCGACGGTCTAGGTGCGGCTGTCCGTGGCGACGCGAGGGTTATCAACGAGGTTCGGACCAAGAAGCTAACCGTAGAGGCATTTCGCGGGTCCGATAGTGTGTTCGATCCCGAGGGCGAGGACGTCAAGGGACGGAAGAACCAAGACTATTTTCTTAACCGCAAGGCGCAGGGTTGGTGGTCTTTGAGGGTCAGGTTCCAGCGGACACATCAAGCAATCGTAGAAGGTAAGGCGGTCGCGCCGGACGATATTATATCGATCCCGAGTGATCTTCCCAACCGTGCGCGCCTCGTCATGGAACTTTCCCAGCCGACCTACGGCATCAACGGGGTCGGCAAGATGCTCATCAACAAGACACCCGACGGGACCAAATCACCGAACCTAGCGGACGCAGTCATGATACGCTACGCGGTCGCGCAACGTGCTCCCATGAACATTACTGCTGACACATTGGCCCGCTTTAGGATGCCGAGGTAATTTCGGACAAGTAATTTTTTAGTTCGAATATTGTAACAGATTGTAACAGCTAGGTCCCTTGCAGGTGAACCGTTTTGTGCCTTCTTGGATAAAGGACCGTTACAGAAAGAGACGCGAGGCAAGGGAAAAGCGCAACCGGGAGGCGCAAGCAGCGCCTTCCGTAGCAGCGCCTAAACCCGGCCCGATGAAAATAACCCAGCGGACCCTAGCTGCGGCCGCTGCCCAGCAACCTAAAAAGACTTTAGACAACGACCCAACATTCCCGACCTTCCAGCTCCCGACCTATGCCCCAGGCGTCCTGCCCAAGGGTGTAACCCTAGCACAGGATCAGTCGCCGAACGGCTACGGGGACTTCGGCCCGCTCTACGGCTACGCTGCTGGTTATCACGGCACGTATGCCGAGGGCATTGGTTTCATGGGTTATCCCATGCTGGCAGCGCTTGCACAGCGCAGTGAGTATCGCCAGCCGTGTGAGATCATCGCGGAGGAGATGACCCGCAAGTGGGTCGAGCTAAAGTCGACCGGCAAGACAGATAAGAGCGAAAAAGTCAAGAAACTGACCGATGAGATGGCTCGTTTCGAGCTGCGTCTCAAGTTCCGCGAGGCAACGGAATTAGACGGTCAGATGGGCCTAGCGTTTATTTTCCCCGACTTTGGCAAGCTGACCGATGAGCAACTTGCCCGTCCCCTGACCATCAGCAAGGAGTTTGTCAAGAAGGGCTCGCTCAAGGGGTTTACGGTCGTAGACCCGACGTGGGTTGCCCCCAACCGCTATAACAGCATCGACCCACTCGATGCGTCGTTCTATAAGCCGACATCGTGGTTCATCATGGGTCGGGAGGTACATGCGTCACGGCTGTTCATGTTCCGCAGCCGCCCGTTGCCGGATATTCTGAAGCCCGCCTATAACTTCGGCGGCCTGTCTTTGATCCAGATGTTAAAGCCTTACGTCGACAACTGGCTCCGAACGAGGCAGTCGATTAGTGATCTCGTAAACTCGTTCACGATCTTCTGTCTAGCAACTGATATGCAGGTCGAGTTGTCGGGGGCGATGGATGGCGATTCCCCGGTCGACCGACGGCTCGACCTATTTACCTTAATGCGTAACAATCGTGGCGTGTTCGCGACGAACAAGGACACAGAGGCGCTGAGCAATATCTCCGCTCAGCTAGGAACGCTGGATGCGTTGCAGGCGCAGTCGCAGGAGCAGATGGCGGCGCCGGCCCGGCTGACATTGCTGAAGCTGTTCGGCTACACGCCGAAGGGCCTCGGTCAGACGACGGACGGCGAAACACGATCGCTTTACGACACGATCCACGGCAAGCAGGAGCGAGACTTTACCGACCCGCTCAAGCGTGCTTTGGAACTGATCCAGCTTAACGAGTACGGCGACATAGACCCAGAGATTACGGCCGAGTTCGTGCCATTGTGGCAGCTCGACGAGGCTGGCCAGGCTGCCGTGCAGAAGACAAAGGCCGACACGGCTGCGGTGTATGTAGGTGAATGCCACTCCGTCTCGCCCGAGGACGTGCGCAAGCAGATCGCCTCCGACCCCGCGTCGCAGTTCTTCGGTCTTGAGGGTGACGCCCCCGACCCATCTGAGTTTGCCGAATTCGGTGGCGGCAGCCAGCCTGGTCTGTCGGACCCGTCTGAGCGGATTGATAACGCGGGGGAGGAGGGGTCTGAGTCGGGGGCGAATGCGAGCGATGGGCTGGTCGAGGATTATGTAAAGTTCTAGCGAAAGCCCTATCGGCCGTAGTTCATGACGTAGTCAATGGCTTCATCTTTTGTACACTTTGATTCATTCCCAACTTTGCGTATTGCTTGAAAATATCAAAAGCCTTTTCGTTGGAAGTAAGGCACCAAGCCTTAAGTGTTTCCCATTTTAGGAGAATGTAATCGTTGTTTTGTGCAGTCATGGTATTGCTCCTATCGGTCTTATATTTGCTGTCGATTGTAGAAACCTAGGCCCATCTAGGCTTCCACAATCGTTAGAGATTAGGCCAGCGGTGTCAGCACCGCCTTACCCACATCCGCCAGCGACACGCACATGATCCGCGCGCCGTCAGCCGCTGAGATCATCACCAAGTCGCCGACACTCAGCATGTCTGAGGCATCAGCGAAGTAGTTCTCGGCACACGTTGTAGCAAGGGTATGCGCGTTATGCCCGTTAGCTTTGTAGTGCCAAAGGGTGAAGCCGTTGGCGTATGCCAGCACGGACAGGTTGCGGATCGAGAAGTTGAACTCCTTCGCCCTAGCGTTTGCCTCGCGCAACGCGGTCGCGGAGGGGTCGTTCGGTGTGTTGGTTTCGGTGCGAAGCATGGCTTCGACTTTTGCGTTCATTGTGGTTGGTTTCCTTTAGGTTGCTGAAGAATGAGTCCTACGCTACACGTATCAACTGTTTTATTTCCAATCTGGGCCGAGCGGCGTCTTGATTATCTCGTCGCTTCCGCACGTGCCCCAAGCATACCACCACGATTGCGGGCGCCCAACCGCGGCTTCCTTAGCCACGGCGTGCACTTGGTTTAGCGCCGCTTGGTGATCGGTATACGGGCCGGCCATAAGCCATTTCTTAGGACCGTCGATAGCAGATACGTAGAAATATTTCGTCGGCTTGCGCGCCGCGTTCTCGGCATGGGTCGCATACATTGGTTGGTCTTCTTTTGATTGTTGTTGATTTGGTCAGATGACTCCGACCCTCAGACTGTCTTCGTCGTAACAGACTACCACGAACCAAGTGCCATGCGCTTCTACCTCGTAGCGCCATTCGGGATCAGAAGCGGCGTTGGACAGAGCGGTCTTGTTGGCTGCTTCGATGGTCTTGTAGCGGGTGATTGGTAAGTTGGACTTGGTTAGCATTGGCTGATTTTTCAATAATTCAGTGAATTGGTATATTTACGCATACAATGAGTGCACACATACATAAGATGCCCCACATGCTGTATTTGGCCTTCTTTTCATAGTTTTTGGTGGCAGCAACCATTGTAAAACAGACACCACCGCCAATGAAAGAAGCGATCTCTAGAAGCCCTAATATTGCCATCAGAATTTCGTTTGACAATTTACCACTCCCCCGCGCTAATCCACCACCAAGGTGCCAGCATAGATCGCATCGAGGCGGATCGCCTCCGCTTCCGCCTCGGCCGCCTCAAGCCGCTCCCAGCCAGCCTCGATCAGCAGGTCCGTGGCGAAGTTCAGCAGGTCGGATGGGACGGGGAGGTCATTCGCGTCCGTCCATTCCTCCGCCGCCCGCTCGATCGCGTCGGCGGCGTGCCCCCGAATGTGGGCAACGTCACCTCGGATCTCAGAAAGGAAGTCGGTCTCCGCCAGCGCGAGGGAGACCAGTTCAGAGGCAGTCGGGAGTATGCGCATCAGTTGGGTTCCTTCTTCTGAAAACAACACTACCACTCTCTGTGCTAAAAGTAAACACCTAATATTATAACACTAAAGGTGCCTCTAATTAGCCCTACTGCGGACGAAGCGGCGATATTCGCGCCGGATCAGATCAAGCAGCTCGTCGCGGTTGGCCGATAGTGTGTAACCCTGCGACGACAAAAAGCCGCACACCTGCTGCCCGAGAGTGCCTGGGTGCTGGGCATCGATCTCACGCACATAGCCCCCGTTGGAGGGAACCCAAAACTCGCGGACCGCTGGGCTACCCCACTTGTCCGCATCGCGTAGGCACACGGTCCCCTCGGGAGTCTGCCAAATGCGCCGGCGATTTTGGTGATTGGTCATCGCCCCTGCTCCGCGCTTAGGTAATCAATGGCAGCTTGCTCGATCTCGAAAGTGCGATCTTCGCGAGTGTCGCAGAAGGGAGTCGACCACATCACCGCGAAGCCGGGACGGGCATCAACTGGAGGACAGATCAGTCCGAGGTGTGGCGTGCCACGATAGAGTGACAGCATCCCATCGAAGTGGCGAACGATCAGGATTTCTCTCCGGCAAAGATATGTCATGATCTGCATCAGTTGGGTTCCTTCTTCTGAAAACAACACTACCGCCCCTGCGCTAAAAGTAAACACCTAATATTGTAACAGATTGTAACACTCAAGGTGCCTCTGATCAACCCTACAGGCAAGCGCAAGGTTCTGCCTGCCATCCACCCCAACGCCGGCGTCACGGCCGATTACCGACGCAGGCTAGACGACCTGATTGCCGAAATGCACTGCTCCGTGATGTTTTGGCTGAAAGCCCAATACCGCCGCAAGCCGCCGCACATGGCGGCAGACGCCTCGCCAGCGAACGAACTAGAGGACGAGATGCGTCGGTTAGGCGACCGTTGGCAGCGTCGGTTCGACATGGCTGCCGAGGAACTCGCCCGGCATTTCGCCAAGGCCGCAGGGCAGCGGGCCGATGGTGCGTTCACGGGCGCGTTGAAGCGCGCCGGTATGACGGTCAGGTTTCGTATGTCGAAGACCGTCCAGGACATCACGACGGCCGCTGTCAACGCGAACGTCATGTTAATCAAGACCATCCCTCGGCAGTATCTAGCGCAGGTCCAGGGCGCGGTCATGCGGTCGGTGCAGCAGGGCGGCGACCTTAAAACGCTGACGGACTTTATTGAGGGGCAATACGGCATTACGCGTCGGCGGGCAGAATTCATTGCACGAGATCAAAACTCAAAGGCCACGGCCGCTGTAACGCGGGCACGACAAGAGGAGCTAGGGTTATTTCAAGCCAAGTTTCTTCATTCCCACGGCGGGAGACAACCTAGGATTGAGCACGTTGAGTTCTCGCGAGGGACGCATCGGACGGGTGGTCCTTATTATGATGTGCGCAAGGGCGCTTACCTCGAAGGTGTGTGGACTTGGCCCGGCGTTCAGCCACAATGCAAGTGTGTCAGTGCTCCGGTGGTCGAGGGTCTAACGTAGTTATCCTAAATAGCCAAAATCTCCACGATCAGATCGTGCCCTTGACCCGCATATAAGGGTCCCCTTTCCTTTACATATGTTGCATTCCGATATCATCTTGGAACCCATCGGTGCGCCTCTGGTGGCTGATGGCACCCACGGTAGACAGCCATATCCATTACATCTCCAGCATGTTTCGCGTGGTCCTACCTGTGGTACAAACGTTCGCGCCGCTTCTATGCGAGCAGGATGAAACCACGAAAGTGGATCTGGCAGTCCGTAATAGTACTCGTTGTGTTTTACACAAGGATTTCCTGAATATGCTCGGCAGGTTGGGCACATTACATTTTGCGGAGAACTGTTGTCATCCATGGACTTTTTACCTTGCAAACTATCGTATCTTGTAACGGCTATGGTTTTTCAGAAGTAGCAGCTTACAACTTTGTGCGTCAAAAGTAAAGAGGAAAGGTGCATGGTAAATCCATGAGCGACTACCGCTACCGCGACGACCGAACCGGTTGGCAACCGTTTGAGGCCGAAGGCTACACTGCTGCGGGTGGTTTCGCGAGTGCGCTAGACAATCTTGACCCGCTCCCGGTCAAGCGCCAACCGATCGGGTTCCGTGGCTCTGCTCCAGGGCCATCCTACGACCATCGGGGACTGCCGCGCATTCGGGTTAAGGCTGGGTCGATCAAAATCCGTTGAACAACAAGTAGTCGTTTCCGCTAGTTGCTTTATGGTCGTCGCTGCCTAGCCTACAATGCGTTACATCCGCTTCGATATCAAAAGATCTTCCATCGCTGTCGTTGCACGACACCATCATATTGTCCGGCAAGTCTTCTAGGATTTTGCGCAGCTCGCCTACGGTCATCTAGGCCTACTCCGCATCTAATGCGTTTATAAATAGGCGAAGAGAGATTTCAACAGCATCACACTCAGGCGACGGTGCGATTTTTTCCACGGCCCGTGCAATGTCGATCAGTAAGTGATCTCGTGCTAAACACTGCCTATAGCCGAGATGGTTGTTGTATTGGTGTATATTTATGTCCGATAAATTATTAGGTGTTGGCATTAGGCCGATTTTCCTTTGCAACCATGCGTAACCCGATACGCAACTTGTCTAGCGTCCGGAGCATTTCCACCACTGCACCCGCCCCCGCCGTCGACGACGATTCGAACGAATTTGGCGTTGGCCGGGATCGCGACGCTGGATGTCGTGACGGCTGTAGACCCATGCGTAACCCGATACGCAACCTGTCTACTAGGTAACTCCACGCTACAAAGCTGCGCAGCAACGCGCACGAGCCAGGGCCATTGAGCAGGGATGGCGACCTTGTCACCGATGTTGAGTGTTCCTACTGCTAGAGGTGCTGCGACGATTGGGTCCGCTTGTTTCAGAGGTAGGTCAGGATAGGTACGCTCGCCGGTCTCTCTGCTACTTCGCCGTTGAGCCTTGCTAATTCGGCGTTGATCTTGGCAAGTCGTGTGCGTTCATCAGCGATGGGTGTGCCTGTATAAGGCACATATAGGTAACCGCTGTCGATATAGTGCTCGCACATATGTCTGTAGGTGGTTAGATAAGGAAAACCATAGTAAGAACGATTGCTTGGCAACGGCATGGGTATGCGAAGGTTGCTATGGATTAAGGAGCTGCCGAACGTTCGCATATCTGTCACTCGATTATCCACGTGATGGTGGCCAGGATGATCAGACCGCATGCTAACCCCATGCAGACGACTATCAGTGTGCTGAGGTCAAACGGTTCGACGTAAACCCAATGCGCGGGGCGTCGCCATTCAGTGGTTAGCATTGAAGCTATTCCTTTTTAATGTGTTGGACCGGAATACAAGATTACAGCCGGCACCTCACTTGACGGGGATCTCAGAGTCTGACAGCGCTTCTTCCAAACCGAAGCTTCTCAGCCGTCCTCTCTGCGAATACGGCCTAGTCGACTAGGCCAAGGTATATTCGAGTTCGGACGTGACCACGTTGACTGTCACCGGTTTCCCGTCCGGTCCAACGCCTCCCTTATACAACCAGTTAGGTTACTTGTAAACACCTCATGCCCTCTTCCGAAACCCTCGCGTTCGATCGCGCATCGGTCCGCGAAAAGGACGAATTCGGGCGGCTACATGTCTCGCTGACGCCGATCACCAAGGCGTGCGTAAACGACTACTTCGGCGAAGAGATCCCAGGTTCAAAGGAACTTGGCCTAGACCCGAACCGGCGTTACGCGATGCTACGCGATCCGGACGAGCTCGCTAAAGCTGCGCCGACGGCGAACCGTATCCCAGTCATGGGATACCACAAGGCGCAGACCGCTGCGTCCCCGCAGCAGATGATCGTCGTGGGGGCGACAGGGTCGGACGCCGTCTTCGAGTCGCCTTACTTAAAGAATTCGATGGTCGTCTGGGTCGGCAATGCGATCGAGGACATCGAAAACAACAAGCAGCGGCAACTGAGTTGCTCCTATGCCTACGTTCCGGTCATGGTCCCTGGTGAATACCAGGGAGTCCATTTCGATGGTCGGATGACGCAGATCCGGTTTAACCACGTTGCAACCGTTAGCGACGGTCGGGCTGGGCCTGATGTTTTAGTCGAAGATGCTATGCCCCTCAGCATGCGGAACCACCAGGAGAAAACAGTGATCGTATCGAAGAAGGCCCTGATGGTTCGCGGCGCCATCGCGAGCTATGTCACGCCGCTCTTGGCACAGGACCAAAAGCTGCCGGACCTCAAGGCCGTGTTGCTCGGTACGACGGCCGCTAACTGGCCGACGGCCAAGGCAGTCATCGCCGAGCGTCTCGATGACGCCTTGCGGGGTAAGCTCGCGGCAGATGCAAAAGTCGACGCCAAGGGGTTTCTCGACTCAATCGGCGACGAAGACCCCGACGAGGACGACGAGATGGAGGT